TACCCGTACCACCCGTAGTACCCGTACCACCCGTAGTACCCGTACCACCCGTAGTACCCGTAGTACCCGTAGGACCCGTAGTACCCGTAGTACCCGTAGGACCCGTAGTACCCGTAGTACCCGTAGTACCCGTAGTACCCGTAGGACCCGTACCACCTGTACCACCCGTACCACCTGTACCACCCGTACCACCTGTACCACCCGTACCACCCGTAGTACCCGTAGTACCCGTAGTACCCGTAGTACCCGTAGTGCCCGTAGTACCCGTAGGACCCGTAGGACCCGTAGGACCCGTAGGACCCGTAGGACCCGTAGGACCCTCTGGGAGAATAATTAAAGTTAAATTGCTATATTTTACAACACTGTAACGTGTAATTCCTGCTACAGCACATCCATCAAAACCGACAGTATCCCTAGTCAAAAACCTGTCGGATCGGTTACTGTTTGCAACTGTAAGTGGTCCTGTCGATGGCAACAGATAAGTAGGAAGTTTCCATATATGCGGGTAAACATTTGGAAGGTAACTGCTTTCCGCACGGAGTACCATAGAAGTCATAGACCGTGTGATCCCTCCCCCCGTGTTTAAAACATCGGAAGTATCTGCATACGAGTTGAAATTAATCAAAAACGGCCAATTGACTCGTAAATCTTTAACGTCATCCGTAGTGCTCTTGAAAATAACGGTGACATTCGCACAAACAACTCCTTGATAAATTACTCCGCCTGTTTCAAGTTGGTCGGGGTCTAAAGGAAACCCAGAAGCAGGATCCATAACCATGCCTTGTGCTTCCAACGAACTAAAAAACTGGTCTAATGTCATTGAGCACTCGATATTGTTTTGACAGCATTGAATTACACTAAACAACGAGTTGATAGGATTAATCGTGTTTTGTAAATTCACCAAATCGCAAGGATCCCAGCAATTAGAGTCGCACCCCAAATCATTTACATATGTTGAGATTAAAGCAGAAGTCAGGTTAAATACAGGAGCAGTTATCACGTTAGATGTATCTGTCAAATTATATATCTGGTCGGTCGGACCAGAAAGAATGCGTCGGTCCTTGTTGGATACAAGCATTTTTGCACTAATACCGAGTTGTTTGTTTGGAGAAAACTTGCCGTCTTTAAAGAATAAATTTGAAAATGTAGCATATGACAGGTAAATCGGAGAAAGTTCAATGACGTGTGCGTCCGATTCCCGTTTTACGGAATTAACTGTGGTCTGTAAAACGGCGATATTTACAAAATAATTATGATAGTTCGGGTCCACTACCACTGAACCACAAGGACCTAGATTTATCTGGGACTGGTCGTTGGATAAGTGTTCAGGCATATATATATATATATAATAATTTTATTTTATTTTATTAATAACTTATTAATAAAATGCAAAGTGCTTGTAAATATATAGAGGTGGGAAGGGGATGCGGGTATTATATAGTATTCCTGTGGCACTGCCAGACACGTGTTCTAATTGCATTCATTGCGGAAGGACCTAGTTCTGCGGCAACAAAGAGACCCGTATCACTAGTGATCGTGGGGACCAGTGATGTCCATAGGACCAGTGATGTCCATAGGACCAGTGATGTCCATAGGACCAATGTCGCCCGTATCACCAGTGCCGCCCGTATCACTAGTGCCGCCCGTATCACTAGTGCCGCCCGTATCACCAGTGTCGCCCGTATCACCAGTGCCGCCCGTAGGACCCGTATGACACGGTTGTTCCCACTTCGGGAGTTTTTCTATGGTCAAATAAGGTGCATTTTTATTAAAATTCAAGTAAGAAACTATATACTCAACGCACCATCCGCTTAAATCTTGGTTGAAACTTGTACACCCCTCGAACATAGAGACCATATAGTCGACATTTAAAGTGTTAAAGTCTAATTTTTGGTTGAATTTTGTACATTTATAGAACATATATTGCATATCTTCGACGAGCGAGGTGTTAAAGTCTAATGGTTTGTTGAAATTTGTACATCCAGAGAACATACCGGACATATCTTTGACTTTTGAAGTGTCGTTAAAGGTTATTTTTGAATTGAAAATTGTACATCCAGAGAACATACCTGACATATTTAAGACGTTTAAAGTGACAAAGTTTAATTCTCGGTTGAATTTTTCACATTCATTGAACATAAATGCCATATTTAAGACTTTTGAAGTGTCATCAAAGGTTAATATTGAGTTGAAATTTGTACATCCATAAAACATACCGGACATATTTCGGACACTTGAAGTGTTAAAGGTTAATATTGAGTTGAAATTTGTACATCCAAGGAACATATATCTCATATTTTGGACATTTAAAGTAGGAATGTCTGATGATATAGTTTCCAATAAACTACACTGTGCAAACATATAACCATTTATAGTAGACGCATAAGTACCGAACTTGAAATTGGGACCAAAACTAATTATTGTTTTGAGACACTGATACATATTGCCGTTGTAGGCACCTGTGTCAGAATTATTATATGTGAACCATCCATCTATAGTTCCAGTAATCGTTATGGTATAATTCCCTGCATCCGAATATGCATGTTTTGCGTTTATTTCATTTAGTGACATCCGACCGTCTCCCCAATAAATCGTTCCATTATAAGTTCCTCCATTTTCATTGGCGTATGGCATTGTTAGAGTGAAATTATTGGCAGGGGTTGTAATGGTCGCAGAGAAGAGGGTGAGATACGATTGATTCCAGGTCGGGAGGTTTGCTCCGGTCAAATAAGGTGCGTCTTTACCAAAATTCGATTTAGAAACCACATTCTCAACGCGCCATCCGCTTAAATCTTGGTTGAAACTTGTACATCCCTCGAACATAGAGTCCATAATTTCGACATTTGAAGTGTTAAAGTCTAATTTTTGGTTGAAATTTGTACATTTATAGAACATATATGACATATATTTGACTTTTGAAGTGTCGTTAAAGGTTATTTTTGAATTGAAATTTGTACATCCATTGAACATATCTGTCATATTTTCGACGAGCGAAGTGTTAAAGGTTATTTTTGAATTGAAATTTGTACATTGATAGAACATATCGGTCATGTTTAAGACAATTGAAGTGTCAAAGTCTAATTCTTTGTTAAATTTTGTACAACCCCAGAACATACGGGACATATTATTGACATTTGAAGTGTCAAAGTCTAATGGTTGGTTGAAAATTGTACATCCCCCGAACATGCTGATCATAGTATTGACATTTGAAGTGTCGTTAAAGGTTAAGATTGAGTTGAAATTTGTACATCCAGCGAACATACCGGTCATAGTATTGACATTTGAAGTGTCAAAGTCTAATGGTTGGTTGAAACTTGTACATCCCTCGAACATAAAGGACATATTAGTGACATTTGAAGTGTCAAAGTCTAATGGTTGGTCGAAACTTGTACATTCATAGAACATACCGTACATATTAGTGATGTTTGAAGTAGGAATATCTGATGATATAGTTTTTAATAAACTACAATTATCAAACATAGAACCATTTGTGATAGACGCATAACTACCGAAACTGAATTTGGGACCAAAACTAATTACTGATGTCAGGCACTCGTGCATAGTGCCGTTGGGGGCAGCCACCTCCCGAGCATTCTTAATAGAAGCGGCACCCGACCTCCGGTCTCCGGACCTGATAAAGTTGTAGTTCCTAGTAAATAAATTATTGTATGTGAACCATCCATCTATAACTCCATCAATCGTGATGGTATAATTCCCTGCAAGTAAATATTTATGTTTTGCGTTTTTTTCATTTAGTGACATCTGACCGTCTCCCCAATAAATCGTTCCGTTATAAGTTCCTCCATTTTCACTGGCGTATGGCATTATTAGATTAAAACCATCGGCAGGGATTGTAATGGTTGCAGAGAAGAGGGTGGGACCCGTGCTACCCGTACCACCCGTACCACCCGTAGGACCCGTAGGACCCGTATCACCCGTGCTACCCGTAGGACCCGTACCACCCGTGCTACCCGTAGGACCCGTACCACCCGTGCTACCCGTAGGACCCGTACCACCCGTGCTACCCGTAGGACCCGTGCTACCCGTAGGACCCGTACCACCCGTGCTACCCGTAGGACCCGTGCTACCCGTAGGACCCGCTGTGGGAATAACTAAATTTAAATTGCTATATTTTCCAACACTGTAACGTGTAATTGCTGGTATCTTGTTGCCTACAACAAGTCCATCAAGGCCGACAATATCCGTGGTCAAAAACGCGTCGGACCGGTTACTGTTTGCAACTGTAAGTGGTCCTGTCGGTGGCAACAGATAAGTAGGAAGTTTCCATATATGCGGATAATCATTTGTAATGCCAGTGTTTAAAACATTGGAAGTATCTGCATACGAGTTGAAATTAATCAAAAACGGCCAATTGACTCGTAAATCTTTAACGTCGTCAGTAGTGCTCTTGAAAATAACGGTGACATTCGCACAAACAACTCCTTGATAAATTACTCCGCCCCCGATTGGTTGGTCGGGGTCTAAAGGAAACCCAGAAGCAGGATCCATAACCATGCCTTGTGCTTCCAACGAACTAAAAAACTGGTCTAATGTCATTGAGCACTCGATATTGTTTTGACAGCATTGAATTACACTAAACAACGAGTTGATAGGATTAATCGTGTTTTGTAAATTCACCAAATCGCAAGGATCCCAGCAATTAGAGTCGCACCCCAAATCATTTACATATGTTGAGATTAAAGCAGAAGTCAGGTTAAATACAGGAGCAGTTATCACGTTAGATGTATCTGTCAAATTATATATCTGGTCGGTCGGACCAGAAAGAATGCGTCGGTCCTTGTTGGATACAAGCATTTTTGCACTAATACCGAGTTGTTTGTTTGGAGAAAACTTGCCGTCTTTAAAGAACAGATTTAAAAATGTAGCATACGACACGTAAATCGGAGAAAGTTCAATGACGTGTGCGTCCGATTCACGTTTTACGGAATTAACTGTGGTCTGTAAAACGGCGATATTTACAAAATAATTATGATAGTTCGGGTCCACTACCACTGAACTACAAGGGCCTAGATTTATCTGCGACTGGTCGTTGGATAAGTGTTTAGGCATATATATATATATATATATATATATATATATATATATATATATATATTGAACAATTGATATAACTTTACCCTAAATTAATATATTTACACTTATTAGTATTTCCAATTAATGGTAATAATAAATAATAACATTAGTTAAATTTCACGATGATTTCAATATCTTCTTGTTTGATTGTCTTTGAAGCAAGAATTGACAACTCTTCTCTCTTCTTTCTAGTCTTTTGGTTAGAAGGAACTTCTGGTTTATTTTTTGAAGTACTATTTCTATTATTCATATCCGCTTCTATTGCATCATAATTGGTTTCTATATATTTTATAACGCCGTTTTCGAACGCCCATTTGAAAAAGTTCAATTGGCCTATCGTTGTTTGAATGCTTGTGCCGTTTGTATACGGAATAGTTATTCGGTCCCATCTACAGAACGGATCAAACCGCTTTTTGGAATATGATCTTAATTTTAATTTATAGTCAATATAAACTTTAAATCGCCTAACTTGATTGCCGTCAATTATAGGATACACCGTGTAATATTTTTTAGAATAATTAGTTGCGAACCAATCCACTATACGCAAAGATATTTTAGAGTTTCCATTAATAATAGACAGCATTTTATCCATATTATCGCCCTCTTTGTAATATTCAATGAATTTATTCAATAATAATTCATTCTGGCTAGTGTATGAAGTCATTACATATCATATTTAATTATATTTAAGTTAAATATAATTAACTTGACGGTTTAAATGTAAATTGTGCGGCAAGTTGCATAATTGTATGCGTGTTATTATTATATATTGTTTATTAAACAAATGATAATATATTAATTAAAATATGACTTGTTATACCGTTAAATAATAATAATATTCCAGCGTGAAATGCAAAAGTAGAGTCGCTTTTAGTAAAAGTTTTTACGCCCGAATATGGATTAAATCTTATTATCAATATAAAGCAAGTATAATAAGTTATAAACTTTTCCAACTCATTGCTATATTTTGAATTAATAAAAATAATATGGGTCCAACCAACGACCAGCAGTAATGTCGATAAAAAAAGACTATAATTGTATAAATAATTGTGAAAATCTTTTCCAGCAAACTCTTCTATTTTTTTAAAAAAACCCATTGACTTATATATAATTATCAAATAATATTATTTTGTTCAGGTCAGTATTCTTGGTGCAATGTTCATAGTTATCAATTCTTGAAACATCAATTTACACGAGTACGGGAGTTCGACATAACTGAAATCTGTGCGGTTTTCGCACATTTTACACAAGTGTATATGCTTTTCATCATTATACGACGCAATCATTCCACACTTTTTACAGACGTGTATGCTAAACGCGTCGGACGCATCGTACATCCTACCTCTGGTAAAACGAGATGCTCCGTGAGCACACATACAATCTCGCTCCATTTCCCCAAAACGCAAACCACCATCTTTAGATCTGCCTTCTGCAGGTTGTCTAGTCAAGTTCATCATTGGTCCAATCCCTCTACTATGCTGTTTATCCGTTACCATGTGCTTTAACCGCTGATAGAATACTGGGCCAATAAACACGGATGTTTCCAATTGCTCGCCAGTGAGACCATTGTATAATAGTTCATTTCCATTAGATTCATACCCTACTTTCTGCAACTCGTTGCAAATGTCTTTCACGCTCATAACCCCAAAACTGGTGCCGTCGCCAAACAATCCCAGAGATAATAAGGTTTTTCCAAGAACGGTCTCTTTTAGTTGTGCAATAGTCATTCTTGACGGAATCGCGTGAGGATTAATGATTATATCTGGTCTTATTCCATCCGCGTTAAACGGCATATCGCATTCTGGGATAATATTGCCTATAGTCCCTTTTTGCCCGTGCCTCGAACTGAACTTATCTCCTATTATAGGTTTTCTCACAGACCGCAATCTAACTTTACAACACGTATAACCATCTGCGTTTCTGTTTATCATTTTTTTATCAATATAAGTCTCTTCGGTAGTTTTATATATTTTACTTTTATCTTCGTATTTTATAACCTTTGAATGGTCGTTTCTCGCCTCCTTAATCTGTGAAACCTTCGCAATAATAATATCTTTATTTTCTACCAATTCATTTAATTCCATCAATCCGCTGCTATCTACTTTATCATAGTTTCCGAAAAACATCCCTTTGGTTTTTGTTTTATCCGGCTTACACCGAATTTCGTCGTCGCCATTTACCTTCTTATCTTCGTCTTTTTCGGTATGATAAATAGTTGCCTGAAATAATCCTCTATCTATCGACCCTTTATTAAATAATATACTGTCTTCTTGATTATATCCAGTATGTGTCATAATCGCAACTATGACTTGACAACCAGACGGTATTTGATTTAATCCAATCATATTCATTATACGCGTTTCAACTAGGGGGCGCATAGGATATGTAAGGACATATGCGGTTTTATCCATACGCACATCAAAATTTGTAACATACATTCCCATCGCCTGTTTCCCCATAGCACATTGATATGTATTACGAGGAGATTGGTTGTGTTCTGGAAATGGGATACACGACGCCAGGATTCCGAATATAGTGCTTGGGTGAATTTCGCAATGAGTGTAATTATATTGCACGTCTTTCTCGGAAACCAAATCGGTCGGCGTCATTGCAATCATACTACTATTCTGCTCGGCAGAATCTATATATTCTATAACAGACTCTGGTATTTTAAAATCCGTGAGTAAATCATCCCACGACAGCTTATGTGTTTTAATGTCGGCAATTATATCAGGAGTAATTAAAAGTTTATTATTTTTAACTTTTAACATAGGTCGTGTTAGCCGACCAGCATCATTGCAAACACGCAATTCTAATCGCTTAAAATCAAATACAACCGACGTATATATATTTATTATACCCTTGTATTTTTTTAATTTTAATAATTCATATAGTTCTATTGGACTGTCTTTTATATATCCAATCCAAGAACCGTTTATAAACATTTTTACGCTGCTTTTAACTAACCCTTTATCCTCTCCCACAGGAACAATGTAAGGTAATATAATATCTTGTAATATTTCTCCGTTAGATGAAGTTGTTATATGTGCTAGATAACTGAGATTTTTCACTACACCAACACTCCCTCCTTCTGGTGATTCTGCTGGACAGGTAAACCCCCACGACGTAGGGTGTAGTTTTCGAGGTGGAATCAATTTACACGTTTTATCTATTGGTGTATTTACTCGTCGCAAATGACTAAGTGCAGAAACATATGTCAAACGATTAAGAACCTGTGCAACTCCAACCTTGTTGGTATTTGGTTGTTTTACCCCGAAATCTCCAGTAGAAAGTGCTCGTTTAATACCATTTTCGATTGTGGTCGATTTTATAATTTTATACATATTTGTCATATTTATGACAGAACCGAAATCTTCGGTAGATCTCCACGAACCGATATTAATTTCTCGTATTATTTGTTTTTGTATATCTTTTATCATTTTATTTAAATAATTTCTAAACAAGTTGAGTAATAAAGGACCCGTTGTATCAATCCTTTTATTGGTGAAAGAGTCTCTATCATCGCCAGGTTCATCTCCTACCGAACATTTGATTAATTTATTTACCATATATCCCATAAAATGAACGCGTTGTTCTTTTGTTCTACAGTGCGGAAAGATATCGTTATTCAATACATCCATCATGAAGCTTGTTTTTTTTAATGACCCGGTTTCTTTATCAACATTTATTGGTGTATACATGACAACATTTGTTAAATAAATAATAGCTTTCTCCTGTGTAAGAATTTCATTCGCATCTACTACAGACGCTCGAAGATGTGGTAATATGCTATCATCTCCCGCACATATTATTTCACATATATCTTTATCGCTTATTACGCCAAACGCTCTAAATACAATAAACAGAGGAACTGGTGTTTTCATTCTTGGCAATTGCACGAAAATAGTATGACCAAACCCGTTATTTTTTGAAGATAGATATGCCGATAATTGTTTAGGTGATATATTTTTAGATTCTGGAATTGATTTTATTTCTGCAATCCAACTCCATTTCGGGTTATTCTTTGATATATTAAAACACTGAACTTTATTTTCTACTACTCTTTCTTGAGCAATGCAAGTTTTTTCAGATCCATTTATAATAAAGTATCCACCAGAGTCTAAATTACATTCTCCCAAGGTTTGATTTAACACGTGTTTGTAATGTTCTAAAACACATGCAGCAGATTTAACCATTATCGGCAATTTCCCTATATTAATGCTATTAAATACCTTGAAAAATGTTTCTTCCAACTCCAATAATTTACCTCTTCTTACGACATATTTGATATTTAAATCAACAGTCATATTCCCAGAATAACTAAAATTGCGTTCTCGGGCAATATTAGGAAACATCATACGAGTAGAACCGTTTGTTTCGTGTGCTTCTGGCATATGCAATTTAAAATTTTCAAAATTGATAAACATCTCATATCTATACGCGTTCAAATCTTTATCATAGTCTTGGTCTGAACGTATATGTGTATTTTTAAACATAGCGATTGTATCTGGAATTTGCTGGCGTATAAATGTATTATACGATTCGATTTGATGGCGAACCAATTGTTTCAGATGGTCCCCTCTAAAATACGACCCGATGATAGTCCAGGGTTCTTCGTCGTATGAGATAGTTTCGGGTAAATTATCAAGAACACTCATCTCGGATAAATTGATATTATCCGAAACCATACTAAATGGTTCAATTTATATTTAAATATTTAATTTAAATATAACTATATAACAATTATTTTATACATATAATATGGACCATTCGGAAAATAGTTCAATGACTATTTATTTGTTGAATAAATCTGGAAAAATCATAGAACAGTGCAATGTTCAAGAGACCTGGTATAACCCGCAACACTCGTCATTTAGCATTTCTCTCATAGAACCAGATAATCAGTTAGTTCATATGAGAGAATATCTACAAGAATTATTTGAATTGATTATGAAATATGAAGTAGATGTCTCTTATGAAAAAGAAATTAGATATAAGACAAAAAAATATATTTTTGGAAGAGATAGGTTCGGGCAGGAACAATATATCAGAGCAGTTATTTTTAATAAAGTTAATATGAGAAAAGGTACATATTTTTACGTATTACAACAAAGCGAGAAAAAGGGGAGGTTTTTATTATACGCACTGGATAGACAACATCATAGTTCGGATTGTTTAGGCGCGACAATGAGAATTCCAATTCCGTCAGACTGTATAAAAGATATGAGAGATAAATTATTAAAATTTACAATAAAACAAGTACATGATTTAAATATTAACAACTTTATGGAACTGGTCGAAAATGACAATTCGTTTTTTATATGAAGTCGTGGTGGATGAAAACCCCCATACGCAAATCCTCATTTGTTGCCAGTAGGAAGTGATAGCGCGCCGGACTTCTAATCCAGATGCAGCGGGTTCGTTTCCAGATATGGATAAAATATGTATTTATAAGGTATAATTGTACCTTATAAACAGTCGTCATTATTAATCGCTTCATTGTGCGATAAATTTATTAAACAAATAAAATTTAATAATAAAAATAATTTATATATCAGTGATTGAAATTTTATAAATGCGTAACCAACTAATAACTATTAGTATATGATTATTCTGTTCTCTTTGATCAAAAAACACGTTAGGGTGTGGGTTGGGCATATGCGTCAAGTATAAAAGGTCTAACCTATCGCTATTCCAGATGGACCGTCGCCAACATCGATTGTGGTTGTAACAGCGTTTGTTTCAGTATCAATACGGCTAACTGTATTGCCGAAGTTGTTGGTCACCCACACACTTAATCCATCGGGGCTTACTGCTATTAAAGATGGATAGGAACCAACAGTGATTGTGTGTGTAACAGCGTTTGTTTCAGTACTGATACGTCTAACTGTATTGCCTCCATTGTTGGCAACCCACACACTTAATCCATCGGGGCTTACTGCTATTCCAGCTGGTTTGGCACCAACAGTGATTGTGTGTGTAACCTCGTTTGTTTCAGTACTAATACGTCTAACTGTATTGCCTCCATTGTTGGCAACCCACACACTTAATCCATCGGGGCTTACTGCTATTCCAGCTGGTTTGGCACCAACAGTGATTGTGTGTGTAACCTCGTTTGTTTCAGTACTAATACGGCTAACTGTATTGCCACCGATGTTGGCAACCCACACACTTAATCCATCGGGGCTTACTGCTATTCCCTGTGGTTTGGTACCAACAGTGATTGTGTGTGTAACAGCGTTTGTTTCAGTACTAATACGGCTAACTGTATTGCTATCGATGTTGGCAACCCACACACTTAATCCATCGGGGCTTACTGCTATTAAAGATGGACCGGAACCAACAGTGATTGTGTGTGTAACAGCGTTTGTTGCAGTACTAATACGGCTAACTGTATTGCTATCGATGTTGGCAACCCACACACTTAATCCATCGGGGCTTACTGCTATTCCAGCTGGTTTGGCACCAACATCGATTGTGTGTGTAACCTCGTTTGTTGCAGTACTAATACGGCTAACTGTATCGCCACCGATGTTGGTTACCCATGCCGACAGCACTGTGGGTGGAGAGGGGGGTGCATTTACCCTAAGGTATCCCCATGCACGTATTTTAATTGCATTCATTGCAAAAGGACCTAGACCCATAGAAGGAGGAAACCCTTGTTTTTTATCCCCTCCCCCCTGGTTCCGAGAAGTTATTAATTTGGAAAATCTGGCCAAAGGCATATATAATATTATAATATTATAATATTATGGCAAACGAGGGATTATGTGGGTTAGTAAATATGCGTCAAGTATAAAAGGTCTAACCTATCGCTATTCCAGATGGACCGTCGCCAACATCGATTGTGGTTGTAACAGCGTTTGTTGCAGTACTAATACGGCTAACTGTATTTTATTATTTACATAATAGAACATTTCATTCCTTGTGCTGCGGCTGCTTCGGTTAGTTGCGTTAGCTGGTTGGTCGCGTCGGGTTGTACTACTGGCGGTGTGCAATTAACACCGTAACTAGCTACAAGGTTTGATTGATTTATGCCAATATTATTTCGCATATCGCACATAGGATTTCCCGTTAAATCTGCCGTTATTGGATTACTTACATTATCTTTGAAAATGCCGACCTGACCGTTCCATAAAAGTCCCCCGATATTAGCATCTGGCGACGTAGTAAAACTAAAAGTCGTGGTTGCCTGTGGATTTATTGCTATGCCTCCTTTTTTATATTCATCAACATTGTTCAGCAAATAACAACCTAATGTACCAGTTTGATTTTTTTTAATAGACATCCCATCGTATCCTTGCAAAATAGCTCTTTCGGCACAACTGGATACATTTACGTCTGAAATTCCGCTCTGTGATATAAGAGGAGAATTTGTATTTTTATAGCATCCAACTTTACCCGCAGAATTGCCAAACAGAGAATTAATCTGGTATGCCATATCATTTTTTTGTGTCGGAGATAATGATTGATTAGAAGCGACCGCGCGTGTGTTAGAGAGCACGTTATTGCTTAGGGTAGTATAATCGGAAACAGATTGTGTAAATTTTGAACTTAATCTATCTTCGGGGTAGGGTTGTTCTGTCCTTTTATTCAAATAAGTCATTATATATAATAAATATAATTGCTTTAATAATTATTTGAATATAAATTTGATTTAAACCGTAGAAAGTTTTTTTTTATGAAGGCAGTAGATTTTGTTTTGAATTTGTATAAAATGCCTCGGTTGTAGAATAATAAAATAATTATAGATAAGCATAAAATAAAAGTTTCCAATGTGTCTACACTCCCAGAATTTATTCTGCCAAAAAATAAAAATACCAATATAGTTATAATTATAAGGTATCCTATACTATACATAGAAAACATATTTCTTTCGAGGGCAAGCGATTCGTTAATAGCATCTATTTCGGTGTTTTTTTCTTTTAATGTTTTGATACCATTGTTATAATAGCTTACTTCATTTGTAATCTCTTTGTTTGAAGTGTAATTTGGAGTTGCTTTATATACGCTATCATTTCCAATCATTCCAGAATATTTATTTGCAAATAATGACATATTAGAATTTATATCTGTCATTTGTTTTAAATATATGTTACTTTGAGTTATATTATTCTTATCTAAATTAGATATATACGCGGATTGAGCAATTCCGTATTGAGATATTAATTTTTGAATTGTATTATCGTAATCTAATTTGCTTTTACTACTATTTTCACTAATATTTTCACTAATACTCATATAATAAAGCGTTAGAATAAAACAAAAAATTATTTACTATAAATACTACCGTAAAAATGATAACTTGCATACACTGCGATTGTAATGACTAGAATAATTTTATTAAATAAAAGTCGTCTATCGTATAAAGCGACAGTATCAAATAATACACCGACCGAAGCATTATCGCTTGCCTTGAGGTTATTTAATTTCTTTTCAAGTTCCGAGTTTTCAGAAGAGAGAGAAGAAATCTTATTGTTTATTTTTTTAATATCTTGTGTAAAAGTTTCGTTATTTTTATCTGCTACTCTTTTCATAATAAAAAAATCTTCTTGGATTTTTTGCAATTTTACTATATCTGCTTGAAATATTTTATCAGTATCAGGGCGTTTAGGAAATGTAGAGACTATACCATCAATAAGTTCATTATACTTAGTATTTAATGTACCCAACTCTTTTTCAAAAACTTTGCTATTCATACTAATAATAAACATAATTATATAGTGCATATACGGTAAAACTCGGTTGAAATTGAGGTTTTGCTTGGACGAATTATTTTACAGATATTTCCGGGTCTTATTCCGATGAGTTGGGACACTGGTCCAAATCTAGAAATATCCGGAATTTGTTTATCATTTGTTATATTATATTTTTGTCTGAATTCGTCGGATTCTTTGATAGTTAAAACTGTATGTTTAGGAACAAGTTCGTGATTTAAGATGTTGTATTGCAGTCGTTCAATATTGATAATATTTACAAAAATCCCGTCCTGTTCCCATATATGATTGAGTGTCTTTTCTGTAGTCTCGTTCATATCTTCGCCAACTATAATTATTAAATCGTCGTTTTCTCCTTTCAACATACATTCAATTGTGAAGATATCTTCTACATATTGGTATATATTCGTCGGACGAATTCCTTTCTCAATTTTTTCAGATTTTCCAGTATGATATTTAATGTAAGTTTTTTTACCATTGGCGGGATTGATAACAAGCATATCCATCTGTTTTGCTTGATACATGCTATTCACTTCGTGAATGCTGAAATTCTCGTATTTTTTCACATCAAATCCCTGCTTTTTTAAACAGTCTAAGATAACTGTACGCGATTTATACAATTCCTTTGTTTCGTTTTCATTTATTTCTGTAGTCGCCATTCTTTAAATAATGTAATAAATATTTATATTATTCAATTTTTAATTAATTCTTTAATTGTATAAGATAAAATAATTCTTTAATTGTATAACAATAAAATAGTAGATGGGGGATAATATAGATTTAAATATCGAAAATTATGATTTAAATGATTTATTAAATTTGTTTAAACTCGATTATAATTTTGGGGAAAATGAATTGAGGAGAAGCAAAAAACAAGTAATGCTTACACATCCAGATAAATCAAACATGAAAGAAGAATATTTCTTATTTTTCGTAAGTGCATTTAAAATCTTATGCTCAATACACGAGTTTAGAACTAAGCGCAATATCTCATCTACTGCTAAAATAGTATATGGACAACAGTCTTACTCCGTAGATAAAGATGAACATAGAGAAGAACTTTTAAAGAGTCTTATGAATAAACCTAATTTCAATAAAATATTCAATGATATATTCGACAAGTATAAATTATACGACGAAGACAAGGACGACGGATACGGCGAATGGTTGAAAGGAGATGATGGAATAGATACGGATACGCGGACGACTACCATGGGTCAAATGAATTCTGCGTTTGATGCAAAAAAAAATGAAAGAAAAAATAATAACGAAATTAGTATATGCGATTATAACAATGTCGGTTCTAGTCATTACGATTTGTCAAGGGACCGACCGAATATATATTCCGCGGAAGTGTTCGGTGCTCTCCCATACGATGATATAAGAAAGGCCTATATGGAGACGATTATACCCGTATCTCAGAATGATTACAATCGACGTCGTAAATTTAACAGTGTAGATGATATGAAGAAACATTCGGATTATAATTCTGCAACTCCACTCACAATAGAACAGGTAACGAATATATTGAATAAACAGAAATACAACAATAATATAAACGATGTTAGTCGTGCGTTTAAACTCGTCAAGCAAGACGAGCAGTCTAAAAAAATAAATGATGATATGATGAGACAGTTTAAAACTTTGTCATATACTTGAATATTTATATGTGGGCATATAAATTAAAATGTATTACACCTTTCCGCAGTTATCGTATTATCAAGTAAAGGACGGATTAAATAAAAATGAATTAAAAATAATGTAAAATACGGTGATTGAAATATAAATATAAACAATATATTTATATTTAAACTCATTGTAACCTAAAATATAAATCAAACTTAATTAAATTAAATAGGTATCAAATCTTTCTGAGATATTCTACTTGCGCGTTTTTTTGATTTTTTTATACGACACGTTACAGAACCAAATTTACCCTTTTCGTAACCATATCCATGCTTTAATAAGTTGTTATTTTTTTTTGCACTACGGTGTTTGCTGGATGATACGATTCGTCCGTTTTTTGTCATAGTTAATTTAAGTTTGGTCAATCCCCCAGATGTTTTGAACGCGGTGCCGTTCCATACTTGTCTTCGAGAACCAACCAATGTAGAATAACTACCTTGAGATTTATTTTTTCTAGTTTGAGGCATAATAATATATATGTATATTAAAATAAATAAATACTAAATAAATACTAAATAAATACTAAATAAATACTAAATAAATACTAAATAAATACTAAATAAATACTAAATAAATACTAAATAAATACTAAATAAATACTAAATAAATACTAAATAAATACTAAATAAATACTAAAT